GGTGCTGGAAAGCTCAATCAAACCGGCTTCTTCCAGGGCCTTCAGCATGCGGTAAGCGGTGTCCGGCTTATCGGTGAGCAGCGGCAGCTCCTCGATGATCTTGGCCTTGCTCAGCGCGAAGAAGATCCCATCATCAGTCTTGATTGGCTTGGTCCAACTCGGGCAGCCATAGACGAAGGCGAACAGTAGGGCCTGCTGAGAGTTCAGCCCCCACTCCAGCGCCTTCACCTGATTGATCGTGACGGTGAATTGCATATCAGGCCTTCCCGACCAGTTTGGCCAACTCAAGGAAGCGATCCACGTACCAGTGAGGCTGCGTTTCGCGGGGGGATTGAGTACTGGTGAGGTTCTTGCCGAAGGCCATGCCCTTTTCGGTCACGGACCAGAAGTCGACCATTTCCTGTCTGGAGTTTTTTCGCTGCAGCTGCTTGAGAAATCCTTTGGCTGCGAGGGCGCGATTGAACGCCGCCGGCGCGTAGCAAATCCCATGGTCCTTCAAGAGAGCCGTGGCCGACTTGGTGGGCATCGAGGAGCAGCCGGCAGCATCTGGCGCGGCGTCAACGACGTAGCCTGGGAGAAACTTCGGGTCCAAGCCGTTGTTCTGGGCGATCTTCGTGAGCATGGCCATCTGGCAAGACGCCGCTGGCTTCAGCAGCCGCGTGAAGCACTCCATGATGGCGATCTCGCCGACAACCTTGGTGCCGTTCAGCAGCACCTGTTCGCGGGCGCCCTGCTGCTGTTCCAGTTCTCGCCAACGGCGAATCACCTTCATGCGCATCGGGGCGCTGTAGCCGGTGAGAAGGCAGTCGGTGTAATCGCGATCAAGAAGGTATTGCACCTGTTCGCGGTTGCGGCCGTCCAGATAGATGTCCTCAAAACTGAGTACATCTACTTTCAGGTCTTTGAGCATTGCGATGATGTCCCGCTTCACGTTGTCGTGTCGCTTTCCGGTGACGTTAGCGATGTCGCGGGAAGACATGGTGGCACGCGACACGTTTTCAGGATTCACAAAACGTGTCGCGACATGGTTCGGGGTATTGCTTGAATTGGGTTGGCTCTGCATAATCGGGCCTCTCTAGTTTTGCAGATGAGCCGACCTTCTCCGTCGGCTTTTTTGTACCTGGGATTCAGGCGGCCTTCACCGATGCATCCATCACGTCCAGGCTCTGCCGGACATGATTGATCTCTTGGCGAATCAAGGATTTCTCGAAGGTGCTCACGTGGTCGTCGCCGAGTGCTTCGTGCACGGCGATAGTCAAATCAGCCACTTCTTTGCCGACATTGATCAGCGATTTTGTGAGTGCCTGTGGCTGAGGAGCAGACTTGGCGACCAGGTCGAAACCGAATTCATTTGCGAGCGCAGCCAGAGGCCGCATGTCGCCGGTGTGCAGCAAGATCCCAAACAAGTGCTCCACGGTCAGGTGGTGAGCATCGTTGTCGGGGTTGGCACGCTGGAGCAGGCCAACGTGCGGAACACCCATCTTCGCCGCCAGTGCTTTGGCTTCGTTATCTAGAACAGCGCTTTGGCAGGCCCGCAGAAAATCTTCCATTCGTAAAACCTCAAATTTGTTTCCGTGGTGGCGTTAGGCCAACAAAGCGATGATCTGGTCATCAACTGATCAGGGACGCATCCATGACCACACATTCCGAATTACAAGGCGAGATAGCCGCCCTTTGCTGCTTGATGGTCGCCTTGGCTTCCACCCTTCCCTTGTCGTCTCAACTCAGGCTTTGGCCTGCGTTCGAACGAATCGCTGACCCTCTGCGCGATCGGCTCGGCATTGACGAGTTGCGCGGCTTTGAGCGCGCAACTATTTCGCTGAGCTCTAAGCCGCCATCTCCGCCCAGGGAAACGATGGGCAAAGGGTCTCTTTCTTGAATTTGCCCTGGGTTAGGTCCTCAGCTCGCTTTGCGACAACAGCAGACATTCCGTGCTTGCCGCGAACCCAGCCAGAGACAGTGCTTTGATCAACCTTGAGCCTCTCGGCCGTGGTTTCCTGCGTCCCGAAGAAGGTGACGAGGTCCTGGAAAATAGTGTTCATAACGCCCCTCCATACGGGAATACCCATATAGTAGGTTATGGGAATACCGATTTGCAACAATATGGGAGCGCCCGTAATACTTGCCGGATGGAATTTAAAGATCGTTTAAAGGCTGCAAGGCGCCATGCAGGTCTAAATCAGGTTGAGTTGGCCGTACGCGCTGGCATCACCCAGACATCGATTTCAGACCTTGAGCGTGGAAAATCGAAGGCCACTGCACACGTGGTGAAAATTGCTGACGCCTGTGGTGTGAGCGCCAAATGGCTGTCCGATGAAATTGGCCCCATGACTACGGGTGGCGGTACTTCAGGCGCTGAGAGCTCAAACGTCAGCGAAGCCCGGCAGCCAGTAGAGTCCTTCCGTTATCCAGTTATCAGCTGGGTCGCCGCGGGCGCCTGGGCCGAAGCGGTCGAGCCCTACCCGGCCGGCTTTTCCGATCGCTATGAATTTTCGGAATACGATTCGAAGGGCCCAGCGTTCTGGCTCGAGGTCAAAGGGGATTCGATGACCTCGCCTGTCGGACAAAGCATCACAGAAGGCACGCTGATCCTGGTGGATACAGAAGCCGAGGCGGCCCCAGGCAAGCTCGTAATCGCCAAACTGCCAGACAGTAATGAGGCGACTTTCAAAAAGCTGGTCAATGACGGAGGGAAACTTTTCCTGAAACCGCTGAATCCAGCCTGGCGGATTGAGCCGTTCACTGAAGACTGCCGGATCGTTGGTGTTGTCGTTCGGGCGCTCCAGAAGTTCTGACCATGCCAAAGAAACAAGTGGATCCATCTACTGCGAGCGCCGCAGACATTGAGAGATCCATCCTGGCTCTGAACAAAATGGCTGAACGCCTATGGGGGGATGGACGAGAAGCCGAGGCGAAAGCTCTCCTCGATGCCTTGGATGCTTTGAACCGGGCACTTGATCGGATCAGGATTGGCGAAAGTCGCAAGACATTTCATTGACACCGCGCGCGGTGAGGATTTGTAACCGATCTGGAGGATTGAACGCATGGCTCACTCACTTCAATACCAGATAGGTGAATCCGTCCGCACCATCGAGACTGAGGTGGGGAAGCTGCTCGATTTGGCTGCAACGCTAAAAGAAACCGGGAATGATGATTTGGCTAGATCCGTCTCGATGCAGGCGCAAAGGCTCATTGAGGCAGCAGTAGCGCTGAGAATCGCGACGGCAGGCTGATCGCTTATGCGGACGAGGTGAAGGCTAGATCTATTGCGCGGACGAATGTTCGTAGGTAAAGGCAGGTCAAACCTGCGCCGGTAGAAACCCCATTCATTCAATTGACAAGTGAAAAAAACGCATGGAACGCATAGAAAATATCAAGCAATGTGACCATTTGTCCTCTATACCTAAGTTAACCTATGGGTTAATGTTCGGTCCGGCCAGATAAAGCCGTGAAGCTAAAAATTCACTTCGCTCACCGTTGGCAGATAACGTCTCCGATGGAACAGGACGGTCGGTCTCAGGTCGAAATTTTCATGGACGAGGTTGGCCCGGGATTTGAGTCGAATTTGAACGGCCTAATCATCATGATGGAGCGGCACAGCAAGCTGGGGCCAGAAGCATTCAACACGGCGCAGTGCCATTACGTTGATCAGGGAGCGAAGATCTACGAATACATCAAAGGTCGGCTCCGGTTTTTTTGGTTTGAGGACGAGGAAAAAATCATCGTTTGCACTCATGGAATCGTGAAGAAGAGCCAGAAGACCCCAAGGCGTGAAATTCAGAGAGCAATACGCGTGAAAGAAAGCTACGAGAAAAGCAAGGCTCTGAATTGCCTTACGTTTATTGAGGAGGAATAGAAAATGCTCAAATCGTTCAAGGAAAGAATCGCTGAGCTCAGGAAGACTAGAAGCTATTGCCAGGAACAGGCCAAGCTAGAGTTCGTCGGGGGTATTACTCGACTGATGAACGCTAAGGGCATTAACAATGCCGTTCTGGCTGAACGCATGGAGACAAGCCCTGCTTATGTAACAAAAGCGCTCCGCGGCGATGCGAATTTCACCATCGACTCAATGGTAAAAATTACTCATGCGCTCGGCGGTCGAATTCACATCCACGTTGCGGATTCAGAAGCGAGCGTCCGCTGGCTAGAGCACTTCAATTGCTTGCCTCACGCTCAGCAAACACCTCCGGCTTCCGTGAAGCCTAGAGAGAGAATTGAAATTTCTAGTTTCCTGGACGAGATGAGAAATGAAGCGCGCGAAATTTACGCTTAACCAGTTGTTTTACCCAGAAATTTCGGTGGACGCAAATCCCGAATACGACCCGAACGCTCCAGAGTCTCCTACTGAGCCGACGATAAAGATGATGGTCCACAAAACAGATGCCAATCAATATCAGCTCGGCATGAGGCTGAATCTTGAAGGGGAAATTGCTTCTGACAGGTACACCATTGAAGTATTTGGTGTTGCGAATTTCACTGTCGATGGCGACCTAGATGAAGATCAACAGGCTAGATTAATTACTCAAAGCGGGCCTAATATCGTCTATGGAGCCATGAGAGATCATCTGGCCACCGTGACGGCCAGATGCCCGTGGGGCGAGTATTACCTTCAGCCAAAAATTATCGAAGCTGATGATTTCTTACCAGACAGCGAACCTGCCGATCCAAATCTCGAATAACAACAAAGCCCGGCCCAGCGTCGGGCTTTTGTTTCCCCCTCCACTGCTACGCTTTCCTCATCAACTGGAGGAACAGCCATGCCAGACGAACTCACTCCCGCCCTGCTCCACCGTCTCAACCAGAACATCATGGCCATTGGATGCGCCGTCGAAGAGATTGGCATCTGGATCGATCAGCGCGGCTCAACGGAGGTGTCGAAGCGTATTGAGGATCACTTGGCCGTGCTCTCCGAGAATGCGGATTTCATTGCAGAAACAATCGTTGAGCTGATTGCCAGGTGCGAGCCGGACGAAGAAATTGATCCGGAGGACTGACTGTCAGGTGCCGATCATCCTGGCAGAATCTGGGTTTCACATATTTTTCACGCCCACGCCCTTAGGGTGAATGCAGCTCCTTCTGATTCTCTTAGCCCGCGCTCCCCACGCGGGCTTTTTTATGCCCACTGAAAAGACATGTGCGAATTGTTTACATATCCGAAAGGCTAAGCAGCTCCCCTCTTGTCAAAATATTACAGGACCAATACTGTATGTTTATCCAGTACAAGCAAGGAGCTTTTCCCATGCACAAAATCGCTTCACCCGTAACGCCCGCCCGAGATTCATATGAGTTGGTAGGCCGGCGCATCCAGCGCCTAATTGCAGCGCCTGGCGTTCAAAAGATCCAGGTCATCACCGTCGCGCGTAACGACGACGAAAGCCCCGAGGCATGGCATCAGGTGATTCAAGAAATTGAGGACACAAGCGGCGTAAGCATCGAGCGTCTGGACGGCGATACCGTCAAGATCGGGTGGCGAGAGTATTGCGAAGCCTGAAACGAGCCCGCCAAAGAGCGGGCTTTTTATCGGCATCGATAAAAAATATGGGAATACCCATTGACGTAAAATATGGGAGTACCTATATTTACATCCAAGCCAACGCATCACCGGCCCAGCAGCGAAAGCCGCGCCGCTCTTTAACAGTCTGGAATCTTCGCGGATCGATCCCCGGCAACGGGCACAGCGCGAAACACAAATTTCGATCTCCATGCAGGCTCTGGAACCTGCCGGACTCCCCTTATGGGAGGACGCCAAACCATGCAAGCCAGCCGGCGAAGAACACCGAACACGAAATGTGTGACGCCGGCCAGGTGGGGAAACCGAGGCGCCGAGCATGGGGCGGATAGCAACACGGAATTTTTCACTGATGCACCTGGTGACGGGTGCATTGGGAAAACAACCGGGAGTCACAAATGAAAGTCGATAACGAAGTGATGGCGCTGCTTAGCGCGTCTCGTACCGAAGGCAACAAGCTGTTCATCACCGGCGGCCAGCTCGACAAAAGCCTCTACCAGCGCTTCGACAAGACGCTCAAAGCTGCGGGCGGAAAGTGGAACACCAAGGCAAAGGCTCACTTGTTTGATGGGGATGCAGCCGACGCAATCGAAAACATCCTAATGACTGGTGAAGTCACCGTGCCACAGGATTTCGGCTTCTTCCCCACCCCAGCGCACGTTGCAAAGCAGGCCGCGGATCTCGCCATGATTGGTGACGGGATGATGGTACTGGAGCCGAGCGCAGGACGCGGCGCACTGGCGGTGGCCGCTAATTCTGCTGCGGCAGGCGTGATGGTCGACATGCACGAACTGCTACCCGACAACCACAAGGCGCTGATCGAGCTGAAACTGCCGCTCTCGGCCGTTTCGGAGCCCGGTGACTTCCTTCAGGTAGAGCCCAAACCTGTCTACGATCGCGTGCTGATGAATCCACCTTTCGACAAAAAGCGCAGCGACATCCACCACGTCGTTCACGCATTAAAGTTCCTCAAGCCTGGCGGCCGGCTGGTTGCGATCATGCCTTCCGGAGTGACCTTCCGCGACGACGCACTGACTCGAGACTTCCGCGGGATCGTCGAGCAGCGCGGCGGCAGCATCGAAACCCTGCCTGAAGCCTCATTCAAACAGGCCGGAACGATGGTCAACACCGTGCTGGTGGTAATCCCTGGAGCAGCCTAACAACCAGCGCCACGACAGCCTGTCGTTAACTGCCCGATCCTCTCTATGAGAGCGCATCGGGGTGTGATCTGAATCCTGCCGCCAAGCAGCAAGCTTCCAAGCAGCGAAGCCCGAGCAATGAACAGGGGTGATGCAGGGATTGGCACCTGCGAGATCACACCCCGATGCGCAGCCACAATACAGCTACAGTTGCTTGTGCTACTTACTCCCATGCCTCCAATCAAGGAAATCACATGAAAGTTAAGGAAATGATCGCGAAGCTCCAAAAACTTGATCCAGAACTGACTCTGCTGGTTCTGTGCGAAGACCGCGATGTTCTGGAGAAGGGTCAAGGAATACGGATTTTTGAACCCGACTCGACTGACACCTTTTTCGCCAAGATGAGCCGCGATTCGAATCACAAGGCTAGGCTGGAAATCACCGCAGCCGGAGAGGGCCAAAAGCTGGCAAGCATTAACGTCACCACTGACTTCTAGTTTCTCTAAAAACGACCTGCCGCCGTAAGCGGCTCCCACCCTAACCCGACACCACCCGAATGCACTCCCCTCCGCGCCCAACGGCAACCAGCGGAATGGATGAGTGCAGCCGAGTTTTGTTGGATCACCACCGCCGCTTTGGAGGCGACCATGGCAACGAGCTATGCAGACAGCGCACAGGCCCGTGACTGGGATAGGCGCTACGACGGTTGGGGACGCGAAAAGAAAGCGCAGCCTAACGAGTTCCACGACTACGAAGCTGCCGAGCAGATTCGCACCCAAGTGCTGATCGCTCAGGAAGCGCGCTTGCTGGAAGAGCGCAAAAGCCTCAAGCGACGAATCGGTCTGGCCATAGCGAAAATGGAAATGGTCTGTCCACCGAAAGGAGGCACAGCGTGAACAATTCACAACGCGACCACCGGACGGCGGTCACCTGGATCGAGGGTGAGATCGAGAACCTGGTTCGAGACCTCGGTAAGCCTAATGCCAGCGCGGCTGCGACATCAGCAATCACCCTCGCTTTCTTGCTTCGCGCAATCAGCGATGAAGAGCAGCGGAACTACAGGGCGCGAATCGACCAGATCTACGCCACTTTCAACACATCGAATAAGCAGGGAGCAGCCGCATGACTACGTCACCAGTGAAAAACCTGATCGATGAGCAGCTCGACGAAATCGAACGCAGCTTGGCTGTGATCGGCGCCGGTATTCCCCGTGAGCTGCCTGTGGCTGCCCTCCCTCCGAAGCTGGTTGCGGCGATCAAGGCTGGAAGGATCACTGTGAGGCCTCGACCATGAAGCTAACCTACTGGGCGCTCGTCGCTGTTCTAGTTGCCGCGGTTGCCGCCTATAACGCCGTCCGGGAATCCACCAGCATCTGCCAGGTGCCGCACTCGACCACCTACCGGGTGTTCCGGTGACCAGTCGTCAGTGGGAGCGCCGCGTGCTGATCTGGCGAGGCTCCTTCTCCGCCATCTCCTTCTTCACATTTCTGATGCTACTCGGCGCCCTCGCCGATCGCGTCACTTCTTAAGCCAAGCATTTGAAAGCCGCACACAACGCGGCAAGGAATAGTCATGTCGAAAAATACTGCACAAGCCCTCGTACAAGAATCGCTCGAAATGAACGAAACCAACGAGGCACAAGAATCCAAGAGTGTGTCGCCTGCAGCAGCGGTCACCGATATCGCCGAATATCGGCCACACGAAGAGCAGATCGTTCGTCTCGAAACGACTTACGCAAACCTGGTTGTCGACTGCTCGACCAGTGAGGGATTGGCCAATGCGAAGGAAGTTCGTGTTGATATTCGCGATGTCCGCTATGCCCTGGCCAACACCACCAAAACGGCGTTGGTTCCCTATCAGCAGGCGGTTAAAGACGCCCAGGCTCGCGTCAACCAAGTGAAGGAGTTTGGCGAAGCGCTGAAGGATCGCGTGCTGGCGATCGAAGCGCCTGTCGACGAAGCAATCAAAGCAGAAGAAAAGCGCGTCGCTGACGCCAAAGCCGAGCGTGAACGCCTCGAAGCTGATCGCGTCGAAGCCATCCGGGCAAAGATTACCCGCTTCAGTTCAGTCGCTGCTGCATATGCAAGCCGCAGCGCTGCTGACGTCGCAAACATCCTGCAAAGCGTCAAGGAGTCGGTGATCCTGCCCGAGGAATATGCAGAGTTCGAGGCTGAGGGCACCATCGCTCGCGACAACGCCATCGAGCAGCTTGAAACGCTGCACAAAGCCGCCGTTGATCGCGAAGAAGCTGCCGCCAAGCTTGCCGCCCAGCAAAAGGAACTGGAAGAGCTGCGCGAAAAGCAACGCATCGCTGATGCTGAAGCGGAGGAACTGCGCAAGCAACGCGCCGAGGAAGACCGCAAGCGCTTGAAGCAACAACAGGACGAGCTGGACCAGCAGCGCCGAGACATGGAAGCACAGCAACGCCAGCAGCGTGAGCAGCAGGAAGAACAACAGCGCCTGCAGCGCGAACGTGACGCGCAGTATCAGCGTGACCAGGAAGAGCTGGCCCGTCTGCGCGCGCAGGCTGCTGCGCCCGCTCCAGCAGCAGCTGTCGTCGCAGCTCCAGCGGTTGCCGACCCGGCACCAGCAGTTATAGCGGCAGTTGATCCAGCCCCAGCGGCGGACGCATTCGCTGACTCGAACATTCCGAGCGCCAGCGAAGTAGTCGAGGTCGTGGCCATGGCCTTCTGCGTCACTAATGACGAGGCTTCGGCCTGGCTGCGCGCCCTGTCGTTCTAAAACCCTAAAACACCCCGGAGGCCGACCAGAGTCGTCGGCTATGGAGTTAGCAATGAATGCTCAAACCCAGATTGCTACCGTACCAATGGACACCAGTCCGACAGGACTGATCCTCAACCGCGACAGCATGCAGTCGATGACTGAGCTCGCGGGCATCATGGCCGGCGGCAAAACCACTCTGCCGAAGCACTTTCACGGCAACACTGCAGACTGCATGGCGGTGATCATGCAGTCCATGCAGTGGGGCATGAACCCCTTCCAGGTGGCGCAGAAGACCTTCATCGTCAACGGCGGCCAACTTAGCTATGAAGCACAGCTGGTCAATGCGGTCATCACCACACGAGCGCCGACTCTTGATCGAATCCATTACGACTGGTTTGGCGACTGGGACAAGATCATCGGCAACTTCCGTGAAATCGAAAGTAAAAAGCAAACGGATGACCACGGACAGCCGAAGAAGTATCGCGTCCCAAACTGGAACATAAACGACGAGAAAGGGCTTGGCGTCCGCGTTTGGGCGACGTTCGTGGGCGAAGATACGCCGCGCGAACTCACCACCTTGATGACTCAGGCGCGAACCCGGAACTCTACACTATGGGCGGACGATCCCAAGCAGCAAATCGCATACCTGGCCCTCAAAAAATGGGCTCGCCTGTATTGCCCTGACGTAATCCTGGGCGTGTATACCCGCGACGAACTGGACGACGGTTACACGCTTCCGGAAACAGATGTCACCCCGAGATCTACCAACGAAAAGCCAGCAGACGTGGGCGCCGCGGCAGTTCCTCAAGGCGACACTACCGACGCAACCGCAGACTTGTTCGAACAGCTGAAGAAGATTGCTCAGGAGCAGGGCATCGAGGGTTACGAAAAAGCCTGGAAGGCGCTCAAGCCTCAGCAGCGCGGCGCTATTGGTGTCACCCGTCATGGCGAGCTGAAGGCGATTGCACAGACCATCGACGCCGAGTTCACCACTGTCAGCGATAGCGCCGACGCTGCTGTCGACGACGATAATCAGGGAGATGCTCAATGAGCGCCTCTGTAGACCTTCAACGCACCGAGCAGTGGCACCAAGACCGCAGCGGGCGACTCACCGCCAGCCGATTCAAGGATGTGATTGCATGGGGCGACCGTGACAAACACGGCAAACGCAAGCCGCTTGCGGCCCGCACCACCTACATGCGCGAGCTGGCCTTTGAGCGCTTGGCTAATAGGTCGAAACACTCGGTCAGCAGCAAGTCGATGGCATGGGGCACCGAGGTTGAACAGTCGAGCCACGACTTCTATGAAATCCTGACCGGCAATAGCGTCATCAAGTCGGGCTTTGTCATTCACCCAAAATACGACTGGCTGGGCTGTTCGCCAGACGGCTTGATTGGCGAGGACGGGGGCATTGAGTCGAAATGCCCATTCAATGAGGCCGTCCACGTCCGCACATGGCTGGAAGGCATGCCTGAGGAACACAAGCCGCAGGTTCAGGGCTGCATGTTCGTCACAGGCCGGGAATGGTGGGATTTTCTGTCGTTCGATCCGCGCCAGGATGAAGACTGCCGTCTGTACATCGAGACCATCAAGCGCGATGAAGAATACATCGCAATGCTTCACCAAGAGCTGGTCCAGTTCAACCTGGAGCTTGGCCGTATGGTTGATGAAGTCGCGGACAAAGCGCGGGCACAAGCCCACAGATTAGGAGCTTGAGCATGATCAGCAACCACCTCAACCTGGTGGAACAGCACAGGCCAGATGCCGAGGCGATCTCTGAACGAGTCGCGCAGTACTTGGCCGCCGGCGGACGGATCGACCAACTGAAAAACCCGCCACGCAATCCGCTGCCACCTCCCCGCTCGAAGAAAATAGACCCTGAAACGGTCCTCAAACGTTGCCCGAAACCGATCTCGGCAGCCGAGCGAAAGGCGCTGCGCAAAATGGCGGAGTCGTTATGAAATCGAAACGTAAGCCCAACAACGGCTTCGCCCGGGCCGAGCGTAGCTGCCGGGCGCTGCTCCGGACCAACCACGTCGCCGTGGTGAACATCGACCCCAGCGGCACGCAAATCATGGCTAACTGGAAGAACTGCCGGCAGATCCGCAGCCTTTCGATAGCCAACGCACTATTCGACTTCTCCTACCACTGGACGATATACATCGCCGCCATGTGTCGCGACGAGCGCGGTGGCGAGTACATCAAGTCGGTGGAGATCTCGCCCGAGGGTATCTACAAGGTCGAACGCCTGACCGATGCCATCGAGCACTACTACCTGGAGCTGCGCCGGGGCTGCAACCAGAACCACCTGGCGGCGTCAGGTTGGATCGCCGTTCCCGCGGAGGTATCGCTCGAAGAGGCCCAGGCCGCGAAGCTGTTCTACGCAGCCGGGGCCTGGCATCAGGTGAAGGTTGCGGCGTGAGACGATTTCGAGTCCAACAACGCAAACGACAAACCTGGCTGGATCTACCGGCCCACGGAATTGAAGAGGTAGGCCATGGCCGAGGAACAGCAGCAGCCGACGGCGGAAGCGCTCAAGCAGCGCAAGAAGCGCGAGAAGGAAACGGCCAAGAACGCCGCGCTGGGCATCGAGAAGTTCACGGTTGAGGTCGCCGGTGTTTTCAAGTCCGACCTCAAGCGCGTGATGAAAGAGCACGGCATCAACAACCAGCAGGACATTCACCAGCGGCTGCTGATCAACCTGATCAAAGCCGAATTCAAGACAGCGGCCCTTATGCTAAGCAATGTCACGACACCTTATGATATTAGCGAAAAGCTGTCGCATTCATTCCAAACTCAGAGCCTCCGCGCCCTGGCAAAAGATCCCGGCGAACCGGGAGACGAAATTATTGTCCCGGGAGACTAAAGACCGTATCTAATCACTTTAAGACTCTGTTCAGCGCTGATAACCATCCGTGACTAAAGCCATCGGGATTCCGGATAAATAACGCAAGGTAACCAAACTCAGTAACGATATTCAAGGCGGTAACAATAACGCCACCGAGCACAAAGCCACGCACTCCAAAGTCAAAAAACCACATCAAGAGAGCAATAAAATACATAGATAGGGAGTTACTAAACCCAAGCCGGATATACCATTCTCTCGGCCCGCCCCACTTATCCTCATACCCTGGATAGTTCTTCAACACATGAAAGTACGTTGAGGCAGCAAACATCATAGTGAATGCAAATGGCGGAACAGCGAGAGAGGATGCGAGTATGAATAGCTTCCAGAAATCCATAGCAATAAACATCTGACTATCGATCAGGAATACTATGAGAAACCCCGGAGCAACAAATGACAGAAAAAAAATCGCAACATACGTCGACACTGAAACATTGAAATCCTTTAAATCAACCATTTTCAAACTCCGAATAAATATCGTTGCACACTGTCACAGAGGGTGGAGCCTGACCGAGTCCACAGTTACAGCAGCTTAATTCCTGTACTTTTGACGAAGCATCAATTCAAGCTCTGACACAGTTCTGGCGTAGAGGTCCCTAACCTCTTCAGTAATTCCCCTACATGTTTCAATAAAACCATGGAAATTTTCAGGCTCAGGGGCATTAGCGTACGCCATTAATATTCTCATCGGATCATCAAGAGACCGTTTTGTGAATACAGGCGCCGCCCCCGAAAAGCGCGCCTCTTCTTCCGGGGTGAAGAAAACCACAGCTGTCCCCCAAGCTTGATTGTACGTTTGAAGAGCGTTTAGCCAAGTCTGTTTGGCAGCGTCCTCCATTTCCTTAAGTACCTTGTCGCCCGCTTGATTCCCTTGCATCAGCTGCATACAACGAGCCTGGACCGTTACCAGATATTTTCGAAAGCTATGGAGCTCTGTCGCTGCATCCTTGAGCGCTTTCAGCGACTCGAAGCGGGCCGCGTGCCGAAATTGACTCTGCCAGTTGGACAACGCAGCAACGGCTACAGCGGCTGCGATCGTAGTGGCAATAGCACCAACTATATCGAACAAGTCATGAATGCTTGTAACGACAAAAAAACCTTTTTTATCTGGAATCATTCCCCAGACTACCCCGGCTGCAAATAACAAGACGCAACCGCCCCAAATCACCCAGTCCTTTTTCAAATTTCTCTCCAATAGTTATCAGCTCCGTTGATTATGCCGAAGCCCCGCGTTATCGGCGAGGATCCCGATATGTCCACAGAACTACCACTGGCCTCCCGCGACGAACGCCTGGTCACCCTTCCGATGTGGATCATTGAGGCAGTGCGTGCCGAGGTTCGCCTTGAAGTTCACGTCTGGTCAGAGATGGCGCGGCACGTTGAGCAGTCGCTGGCCCGCGGCGAACAGGTGCTGCCCTGCGACGTGAAGCTGCCGCCGGCCACGGTACTCCTGAGGGGTTCCAAGGTCAGCACGCTGATGCTTTGTATCCAGCAGCGACTGGACTTCCCTGCACACGCTAGCGAATTCGAAAAATCCTAACCTCTCCAACCCGGCAAGGATCCCCGCATGGACATTACTTACGGCTCGGTCTGCTCCGGCATCGAGGCGGCAACGCTTGCATGGAAGCCTCTCGGGATGCGCGCCACCTGGTTCGCCGAGATCGAGGCCTTCCCTAGCGCGGCGCTGGCCCACCATTACCCAAGCACGCCGAACCTCGGCGACATGACCAAGCTCGCCGCCAAGGTGCTGGCCGGAAAGATCGCAGCGCCGGATGTACTCGTCGGCGGCACACCTTGCCAGGCATTCAGTGTCGCCGGCATGCGCCAGGGTCTGCTCGACCCGCGCGGCGCCCTCACCATCAAATACGTGGAGCTCGCAGATGCAACTGACTATGTTCGCGCCGGCAACCGAAAGCCTCCCTGTGTCATCGTTTGGGAAAACGTCCCCGGTGTCCTCAGCGACAAAGGGAACGCCTTCGGATGCTTTCTTGGCGCGCTTGCTGGGGAAGACTGCGAGCTGCAGCCTTCAGGGAAAAGGTGGCCGGACGCTGGTTGTGTGTATGGACCCAAAAGAACAATCGCGTGGCGGGTCCTGGACGCCCAATATTTCGGCCTGGCCCAACGACGCCGTCGTGTGTTCGTTGTCGCAAGTGCTCGAGACGGATTCGATCCCACCGAGGTACTTTTTGAGCGAGAAGGC